CGAGATCGTCAGCCCAGTTTCTGGCGTCTTACCGTCTGTGTCGTCCAAGAACGGGCCAAGAACGACCGTCGCGGCGGTGCTCTGCTTAAGGATGCCTGCAATCGCCATGAGTCGTTACCTGTTAATGTTGCGAACGTGGTAGCCAGAAGAGATCGCAGCGATAGCAGAACCGCCACCACCACCGCTTTCCACAAACGCGATATTTTGTATCCGTGTCCCGTTGCCCGGTGCGCTTATACTCATCGTGACTGAATAAGCTGACGCGCTACTAAACGTGAGGTATGCAGGGCCGACGCGACCAGTATTTACACCGCCCTCGGCACACGGGCCAAGCGTGTATCCTCCGCTGGTGACTGCAATCGTCCCTGAAGTGGCCCCCTCGTTTGCAAACAGCGCCACCATAACACCATTGGCCGCAGATGGCGTCACCGCATTTGATGTAATCGGAGACCCAGCTTGTTGGACTCCCGTAGCCGCCGTATGAAATGGAGCCGTGCCGAACGTTCCACTAAACTCTAAGATCATCATGCGCGTACTCACCGTGCCCTGCGAGTTGACCGTGACGGTGCACGCACCCGACGACGCGGTTTTGGTGTAATACACAAACTGATTTGTAAACGCCTGTGCGAGTGTCCATGTATTGCCGAGCGAATCCGTGATCGTGGGATTGCCTGATGGCGTCGCCCCTTCACGCATACCCATCACCAGCAGATTTCCCGCCACGACGGGGTCAGTAAACGCCAGCGATTGGTCAACTGTCGTGGCCGTACTTGCTTTTGCTTGTACAAAAGTTGCCATTACACGCCCCAGTTCATCGTTACCATCCAGGATTTACATCGTAAAACACGAAACTGTCAAACATAAACGTAGTTTCTTCCGTGTAGCCCGAGTTTGACGATCCAAAAAATCGGCACTGTTTTAAGGCAGAACGCTGCCCGTTCAGAGACGACCACGATGGTGGGTACAACGCAAGTCCAGAACGATCGACGAACTTAACGTTGTTTCCCCACATTTCGATAACGCCATCGTTGACACCCTGAGCCGACGATGCTTTCTAATGCGCCTGCAATCTGTTTCTTGCACCGACGATCATTGGCCCAGAAACTCCTAATCTGTCACCGATAAACGCAAATTGAGAAGGATCAGGTATGTCGCTTATTAATGCCGTTGGTTCCCCGTAGTCAACACGCTGCATAACACGGAGTGATGACGCTGGTAAGGTTTCACCGTTTGTTGCAATGGGCCAAAACTCTAAACCAAACACTTGAGCGCGTTCTGGGTCGGCGCTGTACGTATTGAAATACCATATCGCCAACTTGTTGTTGTCTGGCGATCCTGCACGCTTGCGATGCGTAAAATTGGACGGGATCGTCCAGTTCCATTCTGCCCAGAACTCACTCAATGTGCGCCCAAATGTGTACGACTGCTCAATTTCGTTTTGTTCTCCGATAGAATCAGGCGGGTTTGGACCACACCGGATAGCTAACGAATAACCGCTTGGCGATGCCGCATTTGCCACGATCTGCTTGCGTCCACCGATAGTCTGCCATGTGAACCCGCCATACGGATTGATTTGCCCGTTCTCAAAACTGTCTTGAAAGAACGGCGTTGCTGGCGGTAATGGCGGCTGCGATGGTACACGACTTAAACGTCCAGCAGGACTGCTATTGGTAACAATAATAGGAGTCATGCCTACACTCCCGGAAGATCAAGAGCCCACGACGGAACACCGCCGTCGCTGCTTGCTGCCATCTTGATGTCGTCCATGTAGAGCGACTGCGTTTGCGGAGAACCGCCATTCCAGTTTGTAAACAGATATAGCGAGTTCAGAATATCTGTGGCGCGAACGATCGTCTTTAGTCCAGTGCTAGAATATAGCAGTGTCCCGTTTTGCCAGAACCGGACACGCGATGTGCCTCCAGAGGACACAGCAACGTTGTCCACGTTTACGCACACAGAGTGACGCACCCACTGTCCGCGTGGCCACGGGATATTTAATCCAAAGTTCTCCCAGATATCTTGCCCTTCCTTGATCATGCGAAATTCGTACGAAGATGTGCTGTTATCGTTTATCGGCTGGATGTCGATATACCCAGCATTGGCATCACTCGGTCTCTGTCTACTCCGAAACCGGATGTACTTGAGCGAGGTGCTGCCTCCAACATCGACAATGAATGTTGGATTTGGCGGCATATAAATCCACTGGTCAAGCCAAAGCGTGTCGCCTTTGACGAGGTCTGTGGGGAAGTCGATCGCACCACCCCATGTCCCAAACCCTTCTGACCCAGCATTGATGTTTAGCTTGCACGCCAACGGACCTTCTTGAACCTGCTCGTCGGTGTACCGCGAGTTCCCAGCAATGTCGTCAAATCCGTTTCCACCGGGAGTATTCGCAGCAACGCCAATGGTCCCGACGTTAAAGTTGCGGTAAATTTCCCAGTTCAGAGTGGGCTCAGTCGTCGGCTCAATGCGGACATGGCTCAGGGAACCGTAAAAGCCAATGTCGAAATCGCCATCGAGCCGAATCTCAAACGTGGTGCTGGTAAACGTGTGTTGCAGTGCGGTCTGTCCGCTAATCCACGCCGCCTCGCTGGCAAAGCCTGCGCCGTTGGCGTCCAAAATGTTGGCGTTCGCCCCGTTGCTGACCGTCTTGAACAACGTCGTGTTGTCGTACAGACGGACATACTGCTCAGGGCTGGCCCCAGCAGGATACCCAAGAACGAGCGTGATGTTGTACGCGCCCACGGCTGGCAGCGTAAACCGCATCACTCCGGTTCCTGTTCCGGCGCTATTACCAAACGTGAAGCGCCCTTTAAACCGTGCGTCGGTGCCGCTTTCGTTAAACGTCCCGCCGCCAGTCCCAAAGTCTTTAAACACAATCGACGCGCCGTTTGCCACAGGTTGATACGGCAACGTCCCGCCGAAATAGCCGTAATTCGGGCTATCTGTCACAGCACCAGCCGACGCCCGAAAGTTAAAGCCCACCGCAGCGGTCGCAGGTGGCGGGGTTGGCGGCGGTGCTTTCACGCGGCTCACCCGTCCTGCTGGGCTGCTGTTGGTAACGACGAGGGGACTCATTGGTCTAGTTAGATAGCAAGACCAACGTGACGACTGCCGATCCTGACGTATACGCCGAACACCGCACCCGTACACTCGACACGCCCACCAACTCGGTGCGGTACTGGCCCGCTGCCGTGATGCTCGTCTCGGTCGCGCCACTCGCGCAGTTGATATAGGCGTAGGCGGTCCAGTTCGTGCCGTCCATCGTGACTTCGATCAACGCCGTGGCCGAGAACGTGCCCGTGATCTGCACGCCAGCGGCTCCGTTGGACAGGTGCCGGAACTCAGCGGTGACGGCGTTGTTGAGTGCGCCCAACGTGCCGGTCGCAACGATCTTCATCTGGCCCATTAGTTACAGTCCCAAGCCCGAAGGCTTTTGTTGATGCGTGAGTTGGGATCGTTCGCCGTCTTGGCGCTGGTCAACTTCTTTCGCATACCAAACATCCTTCGGCAAAATGCCACTCGGCGCTTGGCTTTGGCTGGGCTTTTGGCAGCTTCGGCGGCTTTGACCGGCGGCTTGATGTCTTTGCCAGCCGCCCGCAAGCTTGCCCGACCGGCGGCGTTAAGTCCACCTTCTGGATTTTGTCCTTCTTTGCGCTGCCAGGCGGGAGACGCCACGTTACCGCTTGGCCTTCTTGAGCTGCTTGTGCTGCTTAACCGCAATCGCCAAGAAGCCTGCCAAGAGGGTCTTGATCACTTCGCCGTCCCACAGCGCCAGATCAACCGGAATATCCGCGCCGACAAAATCCGTCAACGCCGTGCCGACAGCGGCGATGGCGATGGCGAGGCCTTGCTTGACGTAGGCGGGCGACTTATCCACAAAGCCCACCATGTTCTTAATCCCATCAACCGCAAAGGGCGTGATAAGACCAATGACAATGGGCGAGATGACCTTCAGCGCGAGAGAAAGGGCAGCGGATTCAAGCATCAGTCTTCCTCCTCCATGTCGTCGTCTTCTTCGTCGTCCATCTCGTCGTCATCGCTGTTCAGCTTGGCTTCCAGCGCGTCCATCCGCTCCATCAGCGCGTCGAGCTTGGCCGACAAGCCTTCGAGGCTTTCCTCCTTGATCGGCTCATCGCCCTGATCGTCCAGCGGATAGCCTTTGTCATCGCGCTTGGCCAGCGCACCACGCTCGCGCATCGGCTTGCCCATGCCAATGACGACGGTCATGCCCGATTCCTTCATCGGGCTGCTGTCAGTCAAGCCTTTCCGCTTGAGCATGGGCTTGCGCCCGAGCTTCTTGCCCAGCTTTGCCAGTACCGCGTCCATGCCGGTGTTCTCCATGCGTTACCAGCCCGATCCGGGCAGTTGCGATTGGAAGTCGCCCGCTGGCTGAAACGCCATCGCTGGGCCGTTCTCTGGGGAAACATAGGGATCGTCGCCGTTTTTTCGCAAGCCTACAGGCGCTTCAGGCACCGCCCCCTGGACACGATCCCAGCCGTGCAGCGCCAGCGCCACCGCCATCACGCCGTCGTCATGGAACCCGCTCGGCGCCTCGTAGCGGACGCCGGTCGCCGTGTAGGTGAACTCAAACGCCTCCATCTCGGAGGTCAGCCAGCGGGCATCCTCGGCGTCAGGCAGCGTCAATTCCTTACCCTGAAATGCCGCCACCAACCGCTGCATGAGCCGCAGCTTGGACGATTGGGTGAACACATGGGGCGTGACATTTACGCCCATGGTCTGCAAATCGGCCACAATCGCATCGCCCACACCCGTCGCGTCGGCCACAATCGGCGTGTCCTCGACCTTGGCCTTAATCTTGGCCTTGGTGACGGCCCACGGGGCCTGCCAGCGGTCGAGGAAGGCCACCCGGCGGTAGGCGTCGAACCCCACCAGCACGGTAAAGTCCATACTCCGCGCCAAGTCCACCCCGTAGACCACCACCGGCTGGTCGGAGAGGGGGCCAAGGCTGGCACGAATGGCCTCTAGACCGAACGGATTCGCGCCATCGTCCGTGGGGATGCCTTCAAATTCTTGCGAAAACACTTCGGGCGGCAACTCTTTTCGAGCGGCCTCAACTTCCTCGGCGGGGATGTAGGGGTTTTCCAGCGTCGAGGCACGAAACGATGCCCAATCAGGGTCTTCCCCTAGCCCACGGTTGAATAACACCACAAACCCGTGTCTACGGCCCTTGGGGGTGCCGAGGATGAGCGCCCGACCCTTGAGATCGACCAGTGTGGGGCGGATGGCGGCTTGCCAGACCTCCAGCAAGTCCCGTGTAATACCGGCCTCGTCGATGATCACCAGCGCATATTTGCGCCCTCGGGCTGGGTCTGGGGTGTCCAGTGTCCAGATTTCGATCACCCCGCCGGTCACCAGCTCCAACCGCTTGTCCTGCTCGTTCATACGGGCCGTAACGGGCGAGAGGCGGTCGACGAGTTCCCGCCACGCCTCCAGCGCCAGTTTGTACGACGGCGCAAACCACCCCACCGGCTGGCCGGCCAGCGCCAGATCACAGGCTTCACGGATGCCACAGGCCGACTTGCCCCAGCGGCGTCCGCACATGACGACGCGGAACCGTGCCGGGTGCTCGGCAATCTTCACCTGACCAGGATGGCGGCGGTGGAGGCGGACTTCCACTTCGGTCCCGCCCTTTTTGTGTTTGCCACGGACACTTGCCATCAGCCGAATTTCTCCCGCATCCGCGCTGTCGCCAGCGCCTCACACAGCGTTTCCTGCATCGCCTCGGTCATCCCCTGACTGATCCCCGAATCGTCCAGCGCTGCATGGCACAATTCGTGGTACAGTGTCCGCCACTGATGCCGTCTGGTGGCTGTGGTCGCCAGCTCGATCGTACGGTTGGCCGCGTCCCACAGGCCCCAGCACTCGGTGCCGTCGCCGTGGCGGAGGGTCGGCTTGAACAGGATCGTAATCGTGCCACCGGGGGCTTCGACGGTTTTGGGGAGCAGGGGGAGGGTCTTCATGTCCCCGCTCGGATCGTCATGCCTGCCGTTGCTACCACGGCCTGTCCCCGTTGGATATTGACCAACTCGACTCCGTAGTCTTGCTCGTCGGCGTCGTGGCTCACAATGGCGAACCCGTTCGTCCAGTTGGGGGCGCTGACGTAACTGGGCTGCAAATTGCACAGGCATCCAATCTCGTACGCCCTTCGCACCGCTTCGAATCTGCTCCCGACCGCCGGAATCCGCTCTAAGCTCGACCCCATGCGGTGGGTGTGGGAGTGCATCACGCTGGAATGCCACTTCTCGGCATGGCCTCTGGCCGAATAGGCCGCGTGTTTCCGCACCAAATCCCCGTGTAACACCAGCAAATCATCGGCAATCATAACGGATTCCGTTAACCGAATCGGTGCCCACTCAGGATAGAACCACGTCTCGTACCGCAGCAGTTCCTCGGCCTTGGGGTGCCCGTACAGCACCGGCACGCGGTCGGACAGGTAGCGATGCCAGCGGGAGGCAGTCCCGTTGCCAGAATGGTTGGCCTCCGTTTCCACGATCTCCATCCCCCACCCCCGCGAGATGGTGACGACCTGGTGCAGAAACTCATGGAACGCCACCGCTTCCTGTCGCAAGTCGTACGTATGCCGCTGGTCTTTCGGGTACCGACTCACTGCCAGCAGATCAACCGTGTCCCCGTTCAAGATCAGCCGCTTCGGCTTGAGCACCCGGATCGTCTCCAGCAACACGGCGATACTGGCGGGGCAGTGTTGCGGGAAATGAAAATCCCCGGCCACGATCGTCACGTTGTTGGCGCGGGTGGTGACGGTCGGGATCGGCGGAGCGGGGAGGGCAACGGGGCGGAGGGCATCGACCCAGTCTGGGATATTGCCGTTGGTGGCCCCAGCAAAGATGGCCGCATCCAGCGTGGTTCGGTTTTCCGTCCCCTCCCGATACGGGGTCCGAACCGACCGGAGAACGCCAATATTCAGTGCGCTCTGTTTATTGGCAATCGACGCAAACGAGCGGTTGAGGGTTTCAGCAATCTCCGCAATCGACATCCCTTTGTCGGTGTACTGCTGTAGCAACTCCTCTTCTTCCGCAGACCAGGCTTGGTGTCGTTTGGTTGGCACATGGCCGGGGTTAAAGACACGCGCTAGAGGACTAGTTCCTCGTTACTTGTCACTCGGTAAGTGACACTTGTACTCGTTCATCGTTTCACTTCCTCGTTCCTCCCGTTTTCGTCGCATTCGCGTTTAACGCATCGGATGGTTCGCTTCGCTCACAGCATCCGCTGCTACGCTCACACTCCTCAAACGCCCCCCCATACCCCCCCAACCAAGCGCCAACCAAAAAGTGCGTCAAGTGGGGGGTAGGGGTGGATTGTGAATGTTAATCAAAACGTAATGCTATCTTAATCTAAGCTACGGGGAATGTTCGGGTTTATGTGTCCTGTGATGTGTTTTGCGCTGGGAGATACGCCATCCCTGACGGGGCGATCACCGCGCTGACCAACGCATCTTTCCCCGCTGCATTCAGCGCCATCACATTTCTGACAGGCGCATCGTCTTCCACAATCTTCACCGACAGCGTTTGAGAACCAGCGTGTTCGATGGTCTGCTTCTCCCCATACTCCACGGGATTGGCCTTCGCTGCCGCCCACTTCAGCGTCTCGATCAGCACGCGATCCGTCGAGGTGGTGCTACTCGTACTCTCCCGCGCCACTAAGATCGCCTCCTCCGCAAACGCCTGCCCCAGCAGCGTCTTGGTCCGCTGGTAGCGGAGGAAATAGCCTTCATCCGCCACAATCCAGCGTCGGACGGCTCCAGGCGTCAGTGGCTCTCCACGTGCCTTGGCGACCCGTTTCACCGTCTCGTGCAACGTGTGGCCCTCCGCCATGCCGTCGAGCACCGCCTCCACGATCTCTGCTTGCTTCTCTCCCGCTACTGTCTTTGACACTAGTTGCCCCCTCTGTTTTTTTAGCATCTCGGTACAGGCAACATATCCCCCTCCTGCTGCTCTTGACAAGTAACGAGGGACATCTGGCCGTGTGGGGGTGGGATCGGTATCGCCATCGCCAGCGCCGGGGGATACCCCCCTGGCGGGCCGCTCGAACGCCGAGCGCGATCCGCACGCGCGTCCGCCGACCCGCTCGAGCGCCACGAGCGACGGCCACGAGCCATGCTGCGCAGTCACGAGCCACGAGCGCCGCGCGTCAAACGTAGCGGGTGCGACTAGTAGACTCGTGCGCGCCAGGGAGGACACTGGAAGCGAGGGAGCGTACCCAAGAGCGTACCCGTGAGCCTACCGAGAGCCTAGCGCGAGCCTAGCGACAGCGTGCGATCCTAGCGCCATCCGACTAGATTGCACGATACGAAAAATACCTATTGCGCTTTCCGTTAGACGGTCGTATACATAGGGTGTGCCGGACATACCGGACCTTTCACCCTATTAGATAGGACTACCGCCATGCCCCGCTTATCAATTGCTACCGAACGTCACCCTATTTCTGGCGCTTGGGTAGTGTCAACTATCATTGATGGCCGTCTAGTCTCTCATGCGTACTACGGGCACACTAAGAAAGAAGCCACCCGGCTTTTCCGAGAGCTGCACGCGATTGGCTTGCGTGACTTGCGCAGTGGTGCCGCTAAATGACGCGCCCGTCCTTTCTTGATCGCCACCCCCTCGCATTGTTGGCGCTCATCCTTGTCGCGTGGTCCGCTATGGGTGTCCTTGAATCGCTCGGTTACTAGTCCACGCTGTCCACTCACCGCCACACTCACCGCCACTAGGTCCCCACTATGTCCGTTCCCTCCTACGTCACGACCGAAGGTATCACGGTTAAGCTCACCGCCACGTCATCCATGCCATGCCGGAGCTGGTCCCTTCCTGCCGAGAAAAGCTGTCCAGCGAGCAAGGCCAGCGTCGTCAAGCATGGTGGGAGCGCCGTCTGCGGGTCGTGCTACGCCATGTCAGGGTTTTACCGGATGACCAATGTAAAGGACGCGCAAGCGTCACGGTTCTCGTGGGTTATGTCGTCCCTCGTGCAAGATAATGGCGACGAATTCGTTTCGGCATTGGTCCGCATGATTTCCGACGACGTGAACGAACGCGGCGAGCCAATTTTCAGGGTGCACGATAGTGGCGACCTATTCAACCATGCATACGTCAATGCATGGGGACGGATCGCCGATGCGCTACCGGATGTGCAATTTTGGATTCCTACTCGTTCGCACACATTGCCGCTCCTTCTCGACTCCATCCGCAAGCTTGCCGCTCGCCCGAACGTGGTCGTCCGTCCGTCAGCATTGGCATTCGACGAATTTCCGCCCGTAGTGGACGGCCTGGCAGCAGGAACCACGGTTATCCGGTCGCTGCCTGTGCTGGACAGTCTGCCGCCGGGCGTTCGCCTGTGTCCGAAGACCGATCCTCGCGATGGCCGGAACAATTGCGAGGACTGCCGATCCTGCTTTGATGGTGCCGAACCGGTCGCCTATCTCGAGCACTAGGCGCAACGTGGGGTTAGAGAAACTCTCTAGCCCCGTTCCTTTTTCCCTTACTTGGTCCTAGCTCATGCCATCACACTACCGCATTTCCCGTATTCAACGGGGCGTATTCAACGGCGAGAAGGTCGCCACGTTCCACGCCCACTACCTGCAGCCAGACGGCACCTGGCGCGATTGTGGCCGGTTTACCGCGCCAGTTCGAGCGCCACGTTCCACGTTGTGGCGCTATGTGGACGTTCCTCCGACCGGCATTCGTATCGTTCCCTTGTAATCTGCTCTTGACGCGCTGCAGGTTTGCACGTATTCTGTTGTTGACTGTCGCACTACACCCACACTCTCTCTAAGGATACCGTTATGAGCATCGCCCAACAGATCGCCGACGCCCTCGACAACGACGGCCAGCAGTTTAAAACGCGCCCGAGCGACGATAGCGAACCGGTAACGTTTGGCGATCTCGTCGAGCAGCACGGCGCATATATCCAACCCTGGCGCGATAAGTGTCGGTTTACGTTTGACGACGGTTCCATCATTACCGTGGCCGGAAGTGCATGGGACCTAGGGTTCCCGGATTGCTATTGCTGGGCTGAGGCGGTCGAGCAAGAGGGGCATCGATGCGAGGAGGGGGCCGCATGATCACTTGGTCACGCCGCAAGCTCGCGCACGATGCGGCCCTGTCGCGACACAGTTACTCATTCGCCGGGGCCGACGATCCCGCGACCGCCGACATTTACCCGCACTTCGACGTATTGCCCGAAGTCGCCCGAAGCCTCCTGGCGGACGGCTATCCGTCTCTCTCGCGGGACCTGTCCCGCCCACTTGATTAACCGGAGAACTGACCATGCCACGCTATCGCATCACCGCTACCGACAGCCGGACCGGCGAGTCGCAACTGTCCCCCGAGGTGCTGGGGGACGCCTACACCCGCACCTACGGGAGCCGGAAGGCTGCCGAGAGGGAATGTCGGCACATGACCCTCGACACGGCCACCAACGGCCTGATCTACGCACAGTACGCGGTCGAGGAGGTGGGCGCATGAGCCTATATGACGACAATTTCGGCCACTGGGACCGCTCGGACGACGACGACACCCGCAATTTTTACGCGCAGGTTCAACGGACGAACGTCTTGAAAGTGTGTGCCGGGTGCAAGCGCAAGGTGCGGATTCAGGCCCACTACGCCTACTGCGACGCCTGCGCGGACGCGATCGAGCGGGGCGGGGAGTTCTAGTCCAGCCCACGCCACCGCACTCCCTCGAAAGGCTCCCACCATACCGGCGGGGGCCTTTTGTGCCTCCTGGGGGCATTGTAGAGCCTTGCCGGTGCCCCGCAGGTTCCCGTATATTCCCCGCACGCGCTGCTGTGGCGGTGGTGCGCCAAGGTCACACTTGGGTGTGGGGAATACAAACACGGAAGGCCCCTGGCAGTCGCTGGGGGCCTTTTGTGGCTTGCGGGATCGCTGTTCGCGCCATACTGTTGCGGTGGGACTCTGACACCGTTTCCCGCTGCCGCTTCCCGCCGGAGCGGCACGAATAACGGGATGAACGCTCCCCCGAACTCAAATTCCCGCGCTGCTGAGGAGCAACGGGACCGGCACCATAGGGGAAGTGGGCAGGAAGTGGCGACAGCGGCCACGACGCAGCGCAAGGGGTACCGCCATGACAAGCGGGAGAGCAGCGCACCGGGAAGGGCTGGCTACGGCGTTCGTTTCCACCACACGACCTATTCCGGCGTCCTAGTGCCGGATAAACCTTGTCACGCCGTAACCTTATGACGCCAACAACGGACCTCGACGCTGAAGCTCGGAGACAGGATCAGGCCCACCACCAGGCCGTTCGCGAGTTCCTGCACGGGAAGGAAACTCGGAAAGAACAGGTGCGGCGGGTCCGGTCGCCGGAACGGGCGCAGGAAGCGGACCAAGCCGCAGCGAACCGTGAACTGGCCCGAAAATACCGTGAACTGGCGAAACAGGTCGAGTCGAGGGGCGAACTGGTCCGCGAGCCGGCAAAGGAAGGGTATGTTCCTATGGTCAAGCGGCGTGTCCCGCCCCTGCGGAACCCCACCGATCCTACGCCAACCCTGTAACACGAAACCCCAGCGACTCTCGAGAGTGCTGGGGTTTGCGGTTCATAGGAACGGGTCGCCAAAGTCCTTTTTGGCCGGTTCTACGGGCCTTTCTGGCCTCGGACGGGCTGCTTTCGCATTCAGTGCCCTCGCCCGGATCGGGTGGACCCACTTGGGCAACGTCCCGTCCGAAGGCTTCAGCTTCGGGATGATGCAGTCGTCGATGCTGACAAAGGCGTGCGCGTAGATGTCTAAGTGCTTGACCCCGCTCTTGTGGGTGGCATGGTCTGGCACATAGGCCAACTCCGCGATCTCATCCATCTCGACCGTCGTGTGCTTGTTGCTCCATGTCAGGTCTGGCCGGTGGAATTCGAGCCGGTCGAATCTTCGCCCGTCCGTACAGATCACCCGATAGATGCCCATGTGCCGCAGCATCACGCTTTTTTCACTCTTTTGGGGCGTAAATTGGGGCGATTGGTTTTCGGGAATGAACACCCACACGAATTTCGGGTAGCCTTTCCGGGTGCATTCGATCACCCGAAAGCTTTTGAGCTTCTTCAAGACGAACGAGATGTAGCTGCCCGTTAATCCCGTCGTTTTGGGCAAATGCGAGAAGATTTCGGTGAACGGGATCGGCCCGTGGGTGCGGATAATGCTCACGATCCGCTGCACCACGGCGATGTGCGGCATTTTCGGGTCGATACGAGGGTCAATCCTTGCCTCGTCCCGTTCGTGCGTGAGAATCGCAATCTCGGCCTTCAGTGCCGCTATTTCCTCGCGGAGACTCACCGCTCGGGCCGACTTTAGGGTGGTCTGCTTCAGGCTCCCCTGTGCGATTAACAGGGCGTCCTTCAGCTTCCGCACCGCCTCGCCCTCGGCCTCCAGTACCTCTCTCACGGCTGCACCTCCAGCGCCTTACGAGCGTCGGAGCACATCCATTCGCGCTTACTCGCGTCTGGTCCAACCGTGCGTGCCCCCTCAAAAAACGCCACCTTCACCAAGTGCCGCAGCGCATCGCGTTCGGCTTCGGCTTTCTCCGCTCGCATCTTCGCCTGATCTCGCTGGCCTTCCGCGACGATGAGTGCGTCGTGCAATGCGGTGTAGGTGGCGTGCTGTGCATCGCGCTCGGCACGGAGTCTCCGCACCTCGGCCACCAGCGCGGGGACATCGACACGGGCAGCGGCGATGAACGTTCCGTCTTCGGGCATCTGGCACTCCGCGATCTCCATGCCCATGCCGTACACCGACACCGCCGATAGCGATGCCGTTGGCACATAAGCGTCTCCCACGCTCCACGGCTCTCGCGTAGCGGCGTTTGCCCGTGCTTCTATCGCTGTCAACTCTTCGTCTGTCATGGCTTGATCCCTATCATGGCGGCGGCTTGGATAAATCTGGTTTCTATGTCTTTGATCGCCTTCTCGATTTTCTTCTCTGGCACGGGGCACCCAAACATTTCGCCCTTTGTCAGCGCCTCTTCAATCGCTCGGCACCGCACGGCGATCGTCTCGGCGTGTTGCGCGAGGACGCGGATGTGCTTGCGGAGTTGCGCGTCACTGGCGTCAGTCACCCCGCAGTACCCTCTTGACGTTGTATGGCATCATGCAGCCTCCTGGCGATCCACTCCGCACACACCGACCCCACCCCGTTGCCACACAGCCGATACCGAGCGGTGTCCGATAGCTGGTACTCGGTGCCGTCGTCCTTACGGCCCGTCGCGGTCCACTGGTCGGGCCATGACATCAGCCGTTCGCACTCCAGCGGCGTGAGGCGACGAGGGCGACCACCGCTCGGCAGGATGCGCCCACTGTACGCATCCTGCCCGTTGTAACTCCCCCCGTGCCCACCGAAGTCCAAGGTACCAATAACGTCGTTATTGGTACCCTTCGCATCCCGTGCCGCCAACCCAATCGCTACATCGACGGTCTTCCACGACTCCATCCCGCTGTTGCCGACGACCACCTCCATCACTCCCATGCCGTTGGTCGTCCGACCAACGGCAGGCGACACCTCCCCGCTGATCGGCGTCTGCGTGTGGTGAAAGGCTACACTGCTGTCAACGCCGCCTCCAACGCGGGCGGCAGTGCTTTCCCGCGACTGTTGGCGCGGCGAAGGATGCCCACACACGCCTTCTGCGAGAGAAAGAACTTCGGCGGGATCGCATCCACCGGCTCGAGAACAGAGGACAAAGACACGCACCCGGCGTTGAGGGGGGCCGAAGTGTTGCAGGTCAAGCACGCGGAATGCGGCCACGGCGTCACGGCCTGCAACCACACCACCGCCGCCTCGCCAACCGTCTGCTGGAACAGCGACGGTGGAACCCACGATGGTTGATAGGACGGTGGCGAAATCCCGTCCTTTGTTGCTAGAGAGGGCACCGGCCACGTTCTCCCAGAGAAGGTATGGCGCACCGGACTCGTGCCAGATGCGGACTTGTTGATGGAACAGCGACGAACGTGAGCCGGTCAGCCCTGCCCGTTTGCCAGCCACGGACAAGTCCTGGCACGGCGAGCCGCCAGACAGCAGGGTGATGCCGGTGTAGTCTGCACCGTTGATCTGCATGACATCGCCATCCAGCCGCGTGTCAGGCCAACGGTGCCGCAACACGGCGCGAGCGTGTGGCTCAATCTCGGCGTGGGCGGCAGCGTGAAAGCCACCGGCCTCAAGGCCCAGACTCATGCCACCCGCCCCCGCAAACAACTCGGCGTAGGTCATGCCTCTTCCTCTGGCTCTTCAAAGAGGAGCGGGTCCAACTCCATCCCCGTGTCGCGGTCCTCTTGCCACTGTGCTTTGGCTCTCCGTTTGATCGCTTCGTCCTGCGCCCGCTCGTAGGCAAACTCATCAGCTTCGGTCTGGATGTCCCAATCGTCATAGCTCACGGCATCATCTCCTTGTCGAGGTCGTCTTCCATCTCACGCGCCCGTGCGTCGAGATGGGCGGTTTCGGCGGCGACTAGCAACGCCACTAGCACCAGCAGCCAGAACACCCACATCTGCCACAGCATCCAACCTCCAGATCGTGATCGTTGCGCCTGCCGTCTTGCCTTTCTCAGCAGGCTGAAACACCCATCGTTCATCCCGCACTTGCCGGTCATCCACCCACACCCCGCCAACGTCCGTGATCCCGTCTTTCAGATTCTTGCTGAAGTTCAAGTCGCGCCGGCGGCGGTCAGGCTCACGGACCAGAACGTACAGCCCCAAGTCAAGGACAACAAGGGGCCAGCCAGCTTTTTTTGCCGCCTCTTTGGCGATGGTCCCCACCAAGAGTTTGGCGGCTCGGTACTGCGGAGAGAGGACGTAGCGGTACTTGAACTTGCGATTGTCAGAGCAGAGCGCAGCCCAGGGGACCGTAAACGTGAGGGTCAATTTCTCTCCTTCCACTTGGGGAGCATCGGGCCATGCTTCTCTTCGGCTTCGCGGATGCTGATCGTCCGCTGTGTCAAGCGCAGAGTGCGGAAGTCCCAACAACAAGGGATATCATGCACTCCGCCCACGCGGTTCTTGTCAATGATCAGCCATGTGTCCGCCAAGTTGCCTGAACGGGTAAAGCGGGAGTGATCGAACAGCAGCACCTGGTGGCTGTCGTTCTCAATGGCTGACCCACCCATCAAGCCCTGACTAATCGGTCGCTCGGCTCGGTTCGCACTGGTCTGCCGATTGAACTGTGACAGCGTGACCATCCGCACGTGCAGCCGCTGCGTGAGTTCGCGGAGTTGATGCGAGACGGCTTCGATGCGGTCATGGATGCTCGCCATGTTGCTCACACTCGCCAACTGGATGTAGTCCATCACGAAATAACTGGACCCACTGACTTCCGCATGGTGCTTAATACACGCCGCGACATCTGACATCTTGCTCAACGGACGACGGTTGACCAGCACATGGCCCCCTGTGCGCTCGCGGGTCTCGTCCAGGCACCGTGCGGCTCGCTTGTACGCCTCTTGGTTGAACGCGGGGCCTTGCTCTAGCTCTACCACCGACTCTCCACTGACCACCGACAGCAGTCGAGTCGCCAACTCACTCCTCCCCATCTCCAGCGAGATGAAGGTCACCGTCTCGCCGTGTTCAATGGCGCGAGCGGCGAGGTTAATGCCGATCAGCGACTTGCCCGTGCCGGTGTTGGCGCCAATGGTGATCAGCCAACTCCGCGCAATGCCCACCCCACCCCCGCTCGACCCACACGCCTTGTTCCACAACTCCAACGGCGTGGGGACGGCATCCACGGGCGCGAGCTTCTCGTCCAGCATCTGCAACAGCGTGTCACCCGTGATGCTGTCGAACGCCACGGCAGGCGGCTCGGCCCCGATGGGCGTGGCGGTCGTGAGGATGCCAGCCCACACCGTCGCCCAGTCGTCGCCATGCGATTGCACCGATTGGTGGAGATCGCACATATCCTTTACGATTTCCCCGTGATGCTTCACTTCGCGGAGGACACGGGCCTTGGGCAGCGAGGCCGAGATCGCTGACACCATTGTCGCCCCACCCTCGTCAGGCTCCTGCCATACGATCACCTCACGGTTTGCCAGCAGCGCAGCGTAGTCAGGCTTCCACTGGCTTGCGCCTGGGAGACCCACCACGGTCACGCCCCGCTGCCATCCGGCATGACAGTCGCTCTCCCCCTCAACGATCAGCACAGGGCCGGTCGATGCGGCCAGCACATCCTGCCCATAGAGGGGCGTCCCTTCCCCGTCTCTGTCCCAGAACGTGCCCTTGCGGGTGCGGCACTTGGTACGGATCACGCTGCCATCAGCACGACGGTACGGCATGGCAATGATGGCATCGCCAAACTTGCCGGTTCTCTGCTCAACGCCCGCCTTCGCCAGTCCTGCCAGCGACAGCCCCTTCCGCTCGGCGTACTCCTGTAGCGTCAGGCCAGAGGGGGCGGCATCGTCAGGCAGGGTCACCCCCAGCGCCTCACCCAGCGTTGCCAGCGGCTCGGTGAAGCCACAGGCGCTGCATCCCCAAGCATGGTCACCCAGCCATGCACTGCTGGTGCTGTCGGTGTGTCGGACGCAGCGGAAGGCGATGGCCTTGCCGCTCTTTTTCGCGCCGTAGCGGCCACGAAGAAGGGCCGACTTCAGCACGCCATGCGCGTCGAGCGTGTTCACAGGCCACACATCCCTTCGCACTCGTTCTCGAACATATTGACCTGACCCTTCTCCTCGTCGGTGGACAGATCAACCTGCGCTAAGGGGAGCAGCTTGCGGTGCATGAACTGCTGGGACTTCATCCCGCGAGCCGGGGCACGGATAATCTCATCCAGTGCAATGGCGTCAGCCCACGCTTCGGGATCGGTATCACGGATACGCCGCCACTCCGTGTCCGAATGGAACGGGCACCCAATGCAGCTTGACTTCGGTGGCGTCGGATAGCCGTTCCGCTCCATCCAGCGGAGGCAATCGTTGCGCGACATCCCGAGTTCGATTAGCGGCCACACGTTGACGCTCCACCGCTCTCTACTTTCCTTCATGCGGCTGGCTTCGTCGGTGCTGATCCCGATCAGCGTCTCGCATGATCCCACAGGAATCCGCACCCGTGGTGGGTAGCCCATCAGTGTCCGCTTTGCCTTGGTGATCGGCGCAATCTTGAACTCTCGCGTACACTGGCGACGGCCCATGCCGTGTTCCCCGTTCGGATGCTTCAGATGCCACGGCACGCTGGTGTATCTGGCCGAGTTCTTGCCCTGCTTCGCTAAAATGCTGTCGCGGATAGACCCCGCCGTCACGCGGTGGACTGGAAACGGCAATTGCGTTTCCAGCCAGTCCAGCCACTTATACACAGCGGCTGGCTCCCACTGCGTGTCCGAGAAGATCGCGCCATCCACCATCGGGATTTCCCCCTTGGCAATCATCAGCGCGAGCGTGGACGACTGAACGCCCGCGCCGAGAGAGAGGTAGCGTTTCACTCAGCGTACCAGATGTGCGACTGCCGCTTGATCGGCGGGATGCCGTCAATCACGGTGAAGCTGCTGTCTTCGATCAGCATCCGGTCCTGCGGCAAGAGGAGAAGCGCATGGTCCGCTTCTCTCTCCACGATCCACAGGTGCTTGTGCTGCTCTGGTGCCATCGAGTACCCATCGCCCATGTGGTCGATGCAGAACCAGAGGGTGCCCTTCCCCATCGCCCGCTTGTGATCTGGGCTGAGAATGGCACAGGAGAGGCCAGAGATGGCTTCCGGTTGCCATGCTTCGGCACTCCACCCGAAGCAATCCCATGACACCAGTTCCGACAGCGGCAGCGGGCCGTACTCGACCATCGCCCCCCGTAGGGCATGGAGCGGGAGGTCCACGACCAGCGCCCCGTTCTCCAGCAGGACGTGACAGCCAAGCGATCTTCCGGGAGAAACACTCACGCCCACCCACATGGCAGGGATCAGCGCCGTCCGCAGCGGATCACGCAAGACGAAGCTGGGGACGACGTAAACGTAGCGGTGGCGGGGCAAGCTGATGTTATGACTCATCGTCAGGCTCCTTGATCATGTCCCATTCGGCATCGGTGATGCCGGTCATGAGAAACTCACGTTCTGAAGGGTTGAGATGCGGGACGATGTGCTGGATCAACTCCCGACGATTCGGGTTGTCAATCTTGATCAACTCATCGGGTGTGACTTCAATATCCAGCGTATGCCACTGCTTGGTCAGGCGGGACTGTCGCGTGACTTTCATGCGGACACCAGCCGGTCAAACTCGGCAACGTCCTGCCCTGACCGTGCCCATTCTTCACGGGTGCGGCCATGCACCAGGACGATCTGCGTGTAATGCTCCCATGTGCCATCCCAGAAGAACTTGTGGATCGTCTTCACGTAGCGAGGTTCAGTCTGCTTCTTCTGCACGTCCTGCGCGTAGAGAACCGCCGCGTTGAAGAGGCGTTCTGGGTCAGCGCCATCCGTCAGGCACATGGTGATGGCCTTCAGCGCAGGACCGTAAAGGTGTGGCGTCTCCCGCTTGGGGTACGCATCCCATATCGCATTACACACCGCTCGTGCCATCATCGCGCTATCGTTCTTCTTACCAGTCTTCTTACCGTTCTTCTTACCGTTTGGGTGACTCAACTGAGTCGGGGGTGGGGTGACTACGTAGTCATCCCCCAGTGACTCCTGCGTCACCCCCCGCTCGGTCGGTTGCAGCACGACTTCGTACAGGGTGGTGCGACCGACACGCGGCATCCCTTTGAGATAGCCTCGGTCAATCAGCACCGGCATCGCTCGCTGCACGGTACGGGGGTTCAGGTTGCACTGCTTGGCAAGCGTTTCTACGCTGGCCCAGACATTGCCACCCAAGCGGTTCGTGAAGGTGCCAATGGCACAGAGGACACGAACTTGGGTGTCGGTCAGGTCAGGATCAGCCACAGCAGCGGCTGGGACAATGCAGAGGGTAGGCATGGCGGTGGCGGTGAGGGGTGGTTATTTCTTGCGACGGCTATGGCTGCCGGTTGATCCTCCAGAGTCCCGCACGGTCGCGCCCATCCGGTGGAGCATCGAATGCACCGCCTGGAAGGTCACGCCCATGCGGTCGGCGACTTCCCGCATCGACAGCCCGGAGTAGTACAGCATCTTCACGATCTGGCGCTTCTCGTCGTTGGGCTTGTTCCCCGTATGGGGGAAGTAGCTGAACCGTACCTTCTTCTCGGTCATGGCTGCTCCGCTGCCCACTGGGTGCAGAATGCGGCCACATCGCAGTACATCTGGCACCGCTTCGCCTCGCCTTTCCGCTCGACGATGCTGTAGCCTTCCCCTGCCTCCCCAAGGTCTTCGGCACGGTCGGCCACCCGCACGGCCCGCTTCGCCCCGTCCTTCATCAGCGCGAACTTGGACGGCGACATCCACCGCTCTTCGTCCGTACACTGGATGTCGATGCCCTTGCTGGCCGCTTGGTGGATCGCCACCCGCTCCCGCACATAGTCTTCCGTCTCCTCCAGCGTCCACAGCGGGACATCGATCGTCTGGATGGCCGACTGCGGGTAGGACGGATCACGGAGGGCTTCCGACTTGCGCCAATCACGGAAGATGCCGATGACCTCTAGTGTCGTTATGGTGTGCCCATTCTGGTGCGCCAACCACCGGAGGACGTTCAATTGCCGGGTCCACGAGTCCGAGCCGTTCTTCTTCCAGACGGTGGTGACCTTGTAGTCCGACAGCTTCTGCATCTCTAGGTGCATACTGTCCACCTGACCAGACACCTGCCATCCATCGACATCCGCATACAACCGTTCTTCCACCACCATGCCTTCCTGACGCAGCCCAGCCCGTTCCAAGATGGTGTGGACCGCCTGACCCAGCAGCGCCCACACCCGCTCCGATACGTCCACCGTGATCTGGTCCTTGTGCTTCCCGCCCAGCACCCGCACTCGCGGGGAATCGATGAGCTTGGTGGTCGAGATGTCCCCCCCACCGACGTAGGGGTCGTTCTGCACCGCCGCCACGATCGCGGCGGGCAGGTTGTGTACGTTCGTCAGCGTGCCCATCAGTTCACGATCTCGATCTTGGGGCGGGACGGCCCGTCTCGCAGGTCGCGGGAGACGGACTGCAACAGGTCAATGACCTCCATCGCAATCGGCTCCATCTCCGGTTCCGACAGCATCGTGGCAAAGCCCTGTGCCGACTCCTTGTCGTCCGACATAACTGCCACCGCGAGGCCGGTGAGGGCTGACAGCACGGCGAACATCTGGATGTTGAGGTTGATCGTGATCGCCTTCTCCATTACTTGGCCTCCGGGGTCGTCACACCCGCTTCAACGTAGGCGTCCAACTCGGCCACACGGTAAAACACCTTCCCGCCGAGTTGCACAAAGTGTGGTCCCTTGCCGTGGCTCCGCCACTTGGCGAGGGTCTGAGGCTTCAGCCGCATATACGCTGCGGCCTCTGCCGTGGTCAGGAGTTTGGTGAGTTCACTCATCGGGTCGCCTTGATGAAGATCGTCGCCGCTGCCGCTTGCAACGCCGAGGCGTCATACGGGACACCGGCCTCTTCGCACTTGGTGCCCAACGTCGCCATCGCAATGCTGACACACTCGCTGTACAGCACCGCCAACGCGGCGAGGTCCACGGGAGCCTTCTGGGCCACCGGAGCCGCTGCCGCTGCCGCCGGCGTGGTGGCCGTGCCTTCACCAGCATGGTCGAGGTTGGTGAAGGTCTTGCCGTCCTTCTTCACCTGGCTGAACCGGATCGTGGCCCCAATCGCCGTCTCCATGTCCAGCGACAACCGTTCCAGCCCACGCTTGGCCGGTCCTTCGTTGACGTACACCGACGTGCCATCCGCGCCGGTAAAGCAAACCTGCGGGCCGAAGTTGCCCATGCTTTCAACCGCCGACGCAATCTCCAACGTGCAAGGTCCAGTGGCGAGCTTGTGAATCATCGCTTCTCCCAAGTGCAGTGGTGGGGTGTGTTGCCTGAGAGTCAAGAGTAACTGGCGTTGACTATCTCCGCAAGTGGCAAAGGGCCACTGATATTATTTCAGTGACCCCTTGGACTGCTCTGTCTATTTTCAGCTACTACTATAGGGCGCTGACAGCACTCCACACAGCGACCAGTCCACCGCTCTTCTTGAGTTCCACCGCTCGACTGGAGGGACTCCTCCGCATCGCACCCCACTGGATATGGGGGCGGTCCACGAAGGTCTCATCTGAGATCGACCAGTCGCCGTTCCAGTCCCCGCCCCAGACCAAGCCATGCCGTCTGGCGGATGTCCCCAGTACGTGCCAGAAGTCAGGGGCAGCGGACCACTTCCTTCGCATACAGATGATGTCCACGGCCAACCCGTAGCCGTGCCAGGTGTCATGCGCGGTGGCGCTCTGGGTGACCATCCCACGGCCATCGTCGTAGTCCCGCCCAAAGCCGTACAAGAACTTTTGCCGCTCGTTGGTGCGGAGGGTCTCAAAGACCTGCGGGGTGTATCCCCACGCCTTCATGTCCTCAATGACCCGGTTGACAGCGTCCTTGAATCGAGGAGCCAGCGCGAGGATATCCGACTGCACCGGCACTTCAGCAGGAGGAAAGGGCAGCTTACTCACCGCTCGATCCTCCCTTCCATCTTGCTCACCCTATCGCTGATCTCGCGGCTGAGATTGTAGATGTCGCGGATGTCTTCCCGCATTCCCTTGACGTCCCGCTCGACCACCTTCACGGTCACCCGCATCATGCCCCATGACACGGCGATGCCAATGATGCCTGACACAATCGGCATGGTCATGGTCCCTGCTGGGCTGGTCTGAGCAAAGGCCGTCCCAGCGGCAGAGGCGGCACCGATCAGCAGTGCGGTACTGGTTTCAGCGGTCATGGGTTAGAATCTCCCCGCTGCTTGTCCGATCAATGCGGCACGAAGTGGGCCTACGAGACTCTGGCGCTGCTCCGTCTTGGCAAACAGCTCATCAAGCTGCGGCCCGACAAGGCGACGGGCGACAGGGTTCTGCTGCAACACCTGAATCCGCTTCCGGGCTTCGGCTGGCGTCAGCCCAGCCAACAGCCGCTGAATGTCGCTGCCAGCCACCTCCTGCATCGTGCGCTTTCCTTGCTCACCAAGTCGGCCCATCGCGGTCCCCATAAAGGTGTCTTGTGCCCGCATGGCTTCTGGCGTATCGCCAAGTGCCCGTTCCACTAACTGGGCGCGGCGAGACGTGTTAAGCAACTGGGCAGCACGATCCCGCTGTGCCGACAACTGCTCGGCCAATGACTGCGCCTCGCTCGTCGCCTTTGCGGCTTGCTCTTGCCCCCGCGCCGTAACCCGCCCAGCAATGCCACCAGCGCGAGCGGTGATTGCTGCCTCGGCCTTATCTGCAACAGACGGCGCACCGGCAAACTGCTGCATCTTGGCAATCGTCTCGTCGTCAAAGACCAACCGCAGTCGGCGCAACTGCCCTTCAGATTTAGTCGCGGTGCCCAAGAACTTGACGGCATCGTTGCCAAGTCCTTCGGTGACAAGGTTGTCAAACCACTTAGCCGCGCCAGCCTTGAACATCTCCTTAGATGCCCCTTGGTACGCTTCAGCGCGACGAACAAACTCGTCAAGCTCCATGCGGTTCTTGCCGACCACCTTCGCGGCTTTGCCAGCCTTTGCCATCCCAATCGACAGGCCGTCCTGTAGTGCTTCAAGCTGCTCAAAGCGATCACGGTATTGCGATCGAGCGTTCTTAATCGCCGTGGCAGCATCGTCCTTGCCATACCCAGCAAGGAATCGCTCCTCTAAGCGATTGATTTGCTTGAGCGCACGGCGTTGAGCAGACAGTGGAAGCCCAGTAGTCCCAGGCGGAGCGCCAACCCCTTCACGGATATTTCGACGTATCTGGTCAAACATCTCTAGCGACAACTCAGGAACTTCAACGCCATCAATTTTAATCGACGGCAGTCCTTCACGGATCGCCATGCCCGGCGCAGCCTCTTGCGCTTCCCCGCGAATGATCCCCGCCGCGCTTTGATAGGCAGACCGAAGGCTGGGATCGCGCGTCATCTCCCGATACACTTCAGGGTCTACTTCAGGAGGGCGACCGATCTTTCGCACCAAATCGTACGAGACTTTGCCCTCATTCAACTGGAACGAGCGCACCACATCCTGAATGGCGCTGGTGTTGGGCGTTTCTCCACGGATTCCACCAATCAAATCTTGTGCCTGCGTTTCCGCGTCACCCAAGATGCGCTGGGCCTCCCGCTTGGCTTGATCTTTGCCAATCGAGAGGACGCGCTTGACCCGTGCGCCAGCACGTTTTGTTGCCGTACTGACTGTTTCTTCTGCGGTCTTGAGTGCCGTGCCAATGTCCTCAGCCGCTTGCTTCGCCCTCCCTGCCGATTCACCCACGGCTTCTGCGGTCATCCCGCTTGGCAGTGCCCCTGCGGACATCCGCTGCATCTTGATCACATCAGACGGCTCAATGGCTTGGGCCATCTGCGGGAAGCGGGGGGCAAGGTAGTCTGACACACCACGACGAGCCTGCGTGGCGGCTGCGGCAATCGGCTCAACCGCACCGATAGCCATTTGCTTTAGCCCTTGCCCAACCACAGGGATTCGTGATATGCCACGGATTGCCCCCCCAGCCAAAGGGAACCCAAGCTCAAGCGCAGCAGTTGCCCCAGACGCGAGAGCAGCAGACTGTGCGGTGGACAACTCCTTATCGCTCATCCCCTGCCGACCAGCAGACTCAACCCCACCAACTATCCCAGCTCCAAGAACGCGCTTCCCGCCTGCGAGAGCTTTTGCCAGTGCTGTAGCGTCCTTTGCTACTCGCGCTCCAACCAATGGCGCTTTCGTGAGGGCAAGACCAGAGCCGCCGATCTGCAAGGCGGTGCCTATGCCTGGATACAGTTCTTCCTTGGCCTGACGCTCCTTTTCGCCAAGGTCGCGCATCTTCCGCTGGTAGGCTTCCGTAAACCCCTCTGCACCCTCGCGCTCGCCAAATGCTGCCCCAAGCGCAGATGTTATGGCTGGAGCGCCGGGGAAGCCTGTTGCCAAGACGGTGCCAATTGATTCTACTGGCCCCATGCGCGGCTTGACTAAGGCTTCCTCTTCGGTGTATGGGCGTTGAGGACTTGTCTTGCGGCGAGCAAGTGCTTCCGCGTAAGGGTCTGATGGAGCAGTCGCTTTCTGCTTGCGGCGAGCGAGTGCTTCTGCGTAAGGGTCTTGTGCCATTATTTGCCTTCCCTAGAAGTTCTGGCGCGAGCCATATATGCTTCGTCAGATTCTCCAGCACGCTGCGGGTTAGCGTCCATCCACTGGTCTATAGTTAAAGCGGGTTTGCGACCACCAGACCCCGCAAGAGCAGGTTTAGCGGCAGGAGGAGCAGGAGTGGTTGTCTGCGTATCTGGAGCGATGGGAGTGTACAGGTCAGGCGCATTGTTCGCCTCATACACGCCTCGACGCAGTTGTTCAGCGTTACCAACCAGAACGGACAACATTTGCGTTAGCCGCTTTGAGCTTTCTGCCCCACTCGGGAAAACTTCTTCCCCCGTATCTTTTTCCAGCTTGGTCATCTGCGTACCAAACTGCGTCTTCCGCAGCTTCATCAGTGCGGACTGCATCTGCGCTCGCGCCTTGGTGTAGGCTTCTGACTTCTCCCCCTCTGACTTTTCCCGCATAGATCGACCCAACATGCCACCCTTCGCGTACAACACTGGCCTAATGCCAAAGGCACCGGGATTGTTTGCCACTTCCTTTTCTGCTTCTTGCAACGTCCGAATAGCCGCGTTGTAATCCGCAATGTCGTTCCGTGCGCCAACTGGCAGTCGCTTCTCAATCTCGCTGGCAGGGCTAGTCGCATTGACTTTTTCTTGATCAAACTTAAATCGATCTTGCGCCAGCTTGAGTTGTCCGCGTGAGATGCCAAGGGATTGCAAATCCTTGTCGCTCATGTAGACATCGCCGTACTTGGCTCCAGTCCGTGCCGCAACATCAGCCTTAGCAGGAGACAGTCCAGCCGCCTCCCAAGCCGATTTCATTGCCGACATCTCAGCGTTCTTGGCCTCTGCCACCCGCTGGGCTTCTGCGGCTTTGACCCGCTCCGCTTGCTGCAACTGACGGCCCCTAGCCTCTTCCTCGCGAGCAGTGCCCATCGCTGATTCCTGCTCCCTGGTCAGCGTCTTCTCGTAGGTCTTGCCGCCAACCTCAAAGCTCTGCAAGGGCTTGCCGTACATCCCTGTTGACTTCTCAATGGCTGACATATCAGGCAGCACACCAGACGGTACGGCTCCACGGCCCATCGACATGGCTTGACTCATCATCGCGCCAATGGCAGGAGTCGCCGCTTTGGTCCGCTCTTGGCGAACACCCGCTTCGGTGAACCCACGATCTCCAAGCGCCAGTGCGGCATCCATTGCCTTGTACTTTGACGCTTCAATATCCATGTTCTGCTGCCGTATCAAAGCATCGTTCAACCGCTTCTTCTCGTCTTCAGCCGCTTGCTGCTGTACGCGGCCTTCAATGCCTCCAGAGAAGCCAGCCAGCGCCGCTTGGAGAGCCGTCATCATCCCTCGTCGTGCCATGCTACCTCCTAGAGGCTGTTGTCGGTGCCGCCAACATACGGGCTACTTACGCGAGTCGTCGTCGGCGGGGTCGATGGAGTTTGAGTGCGAGGGGGAGGCGTGTACCCATAGCGAGCATAGATTGCGTTGGTTTCTTCTGGAGACAAATTGCCGTCAGCAATGATCTTGCCCAAGTCACGCAAGAACTCGTTTTCAGAAACCTTTGTTCTGCGTTCGTCAAGCGCCAACGTCCCCATGCCAAGCGTTTCCCGCAGCGTGAGGTCAAGCTTAGACTGCTCTTCTTGCGCTTTGTTGGCGCGGGTTGTCTCTGTGAGCCTGTTCCTTTCAATAGTCTCCTGAGATGTAATGCGCTCCCTGTCAATCATGTTCTGCGCCAAGTTCTGCGCTTCCGTGATAGACAACGACCGATCCGTTTGCAGCAACTGATTGGTCTTGATCTCCAACTCAGCCTTATCTGTTGCCGCCTGACGGGTCAGCTTGCCCGTCTTGTCAGCGCCCATCAACTCAGCCGTCTTGAGTTCCAACTCCTGATTGGAGATGCCCAAGTTCTGCAACCGCAGCGCCTTCGTCTCGGCAAGACGGCCTTCTTCGATCCCCTTCTCCTGCGCCAAGCTGGCGTACTTGAAGCCAATGTCCGCACGGCCCAGTTCTTTCGCCACCTGGTCTCGCGCCTGTTGCAGATCAAGCGAGCGGCCTTCCAACTGCGCCTTCTGCATGAGTTCCTTCGCCGCCATATCCAACTGGCCCGTCGCCTTCATGCTTTCGATGTTGGCACTGAACGCACCCAAGTCCTGAGCGCCTGCCGTCTTTGCCAAGTCGCCCATTGACGACAGGAGCAACTGACGGTCCTGTGCTGATGTCTGCGCCTGTTCCTTCAAGAGGTCCGCTTCCAGCGTCGCTCTCGCTCTGGCCTGCTGACCCGCCAGATCACCAAAGCGACCAGCACCGATAGAGGAAGCTGACAAACCGCGTGCTGCCAACTCTTCTTCCAGCTTGGACCGCTGCGCCCCAGCTTCGGCTTCCATGTTTGCCAGTGCTGCATCACGGGATGCCTTGTATGCGGGGTCTTCAAATCGAGAGGGTGCGTTTTGCATCTGCTGCAACTGCTGCTGCAACTGCGCCATCATCGTGTTGCCAATGCTGCTGCCACCAAACCGCTCGTATGCCGCACCCTGTGGCGTTGCCCCAGTCGCCGCCATTGCGGGGGGCTGTGCAGAGGGCTGGGCTGTCGGAGGGGCCATTGGCGCAGCCATTGGAGCCGCTGGTGCGGCTGCTGGCGGTGCAGGTGGGGCAGATGGGGCAGATGGAGTAGGAGCCGGTGCTGCTGCTGGAGCCGCTGGAGGAGCCGCTGTAGGAGCAGGAGCAGCCGCTGGAGGGGCTGACCCAGCAGCCGGGGCAGGAGCAGGAGCAGGGGCAGGAGTAGCAGCAGGAGCCGTTGCCGCCGCAGGAGGCGCAACGACCTGACTGACTCGACTCAAGAAGTCAGGCTGGGCCGTCTGCGTTTCTACTGGAGCAGTCGCAGGCTGACCGAGCAATGCCTCTAGACGAGCACTAACGTCCCCCTGTGTTTGGTCGCCAGCGTCACCAGCAGACTCCTGCTTCTGGCGAAGAGTCTGAGCCTGTGCCGCTTGCTGCTCAACGGTCAAAGCAGGAGTTTGACCCTGCGAGGCACGGTATTTGTCATACACGTTTTGCACATCGCCCTGTGCAGAAGGCGCAGCCTGTTGCTGCTGCCGCTGGCGCTGCGCCATCATGCTCTGCATATCCTGCTCTGGCGTCGTCGTCGCAGCGGGGTTTGCCGCTGCATACGCCTTCTGTGCCTGCCGCTGTGGGTCCATCGGCGGCTGGTTCTCCGACAAGCGATCACGAAGTTCGCCCAGCATATTGTTTTGCGGCTGGTTGTCAGGCTCGACTTGCTGCGCCTGATTCCCGACCGCAGGAGGCGGGGCAGGACGAGCCTGACCAGCCTTCTGCATATCAGCAAACGTCTGGCTCTGAGCTTGCTCCCGCTCGTCGTCAGGTTGCTGGCGACGGGCACGTTGCTGAGTCCCACCCGCCGTCGCGTTGTTTTGCCCCGTCAAATCACGGGTGCTAGGCAGCGACCCAAATGCCGTGTTATACGTCGCCATGATGATCCCCTATCGACGGTCGTTGATGTAGTTGTTCAGGCCGGGCCAAATGCGGTGACTGGGCTGGGACGAGGAGGACGAGTGGGACGGTTATTAATGTACTCCATCAGCTCTGGGCCAAACTCTTCTGGCGTAGCGTTGGCTCCGCTGGCGTTGATGTACTCTTCCAGAGTCATCGCAGGCGTTCCACGGCCAGAAGCGTTGATATTCGCCATCTGCGGGGCAAACATCTGGCCTGTCAACTGCGCGAGGCGACGGCGCTTCTCCTGTTCTGCCTTGTTCTGTTCCTTCAAGTAGTCAAACTGGCTCTGCTCTAGGGCAAGTTTGCCAGCCGCCGCTTCGCCTTCAGCACGGGAGCCAAGGACGCCAGCGATGCCCTTAGCGGCACCACCTAGCATCTGCTGGTTCCGCTCAATATAGCCGCCCGCCTTCTTCGCGGCATCCTTGGCTGCGCCGGCCATGCTGCCCGCACCGCCGCCGCCAGCAACCGATCCCGTCTGCGTAGCAATGCTTGGCATAGCGCCGATCTTAGGCATAGGGATTTTCCCGTACATGGACGCAGACGACGCAGGTCCGGGCATGGCTGCGGCAGTGCGGCCAACGCTGGGAGTCATGCTGCCAATGGCTCCATACGAAGAGGGTGCCCCAGCCGTGAGGCCAACAGTAGGTGCGCCAGTAAGCTCATTAGCAGCAAGCCTTTTGGCGGCAGACGCAGCGCCCATCTTCTTCATGCCAGCAGTAAACATCCCCTTGAGTCCTTTGCCAGCCGCACCACCAGCGTAGCCCTCCAAGCCGCCACGCACTCCCTGCCCCACATCAAACCCGATCCCGCTCTTCCCTTCTCGATCAAGCCCACGCATCGCTGCGCCAACCGCCGCGCCAGCCAACGGGCCACCGACCATACCCGCAAGGACGGGAGCCGCCTTCTTGATAATGCCCTTGTTGCGGTCATACAGCCCCGCCAACCCACCACGCTTCTTTGCCATGTGTTTCTCCTGTGTGTTGAGTGTTACTTGGCTGCTGTCCGCGCTACGGCGGCGTTGTCTACGAGATTGGGATACGGTCGTCCAGCCGCCTTGGCTCTGGCCTTGGCTTGCGCCTTCTGCTTGTCCGTCAGCGGGGACGGCGTGTCCCCCTTGGGAGCGGGCTTCTTCCAGAAGGCCACCTTTCGCTTTGGTTTCACAGCACCCGACTCCATGACCCGCCTGTAAAAATGTACATGAACAGCGTGTCAGTCCCTACGAACACGCTCCCTTCCGTTGCCGTCACAGGACGAGAGGCCAGCAGCCCTGACTGGATATGGATTGACGTATCCGCGTCATGCGCGTTCAGCGCCTGTACCGTGATGTTGTCGTTCGTTCGTACCGTGTTGGCGTCGATGCCCCCAGCCGAGTTGGTCGGGCTAAGAAAGAGCGCCACCTGATGTTGGCCTGCCATTAGACGTTTGCGGCGTTGCTGGGATAGCTGCGAGAGTCGCCCCACAGAATACGGACTGCGCCAACACCACCGCTGCCACCCGCTCCTGGCGTGGTAGGCTCGTCGCGGCCACTACCCCCGCCACCACCATACGCCCCGCCGTTCCCACCGAGGTAGATGTCTGGGGGCGCTTGCCCAGCCGATCCACCAGAACCGCCACCACCGCCAGCCGTGCCGTTCGCCCCTTGTCCGAGCAGTCCAACGCCACCGCCACCACCGCTGGGGAGCCAATAAGTGTACGGGGTCGTGTCGCTGTCCCCGCTACTCCCACCACCGCCACTGCCCCCTGTCCCCGCAGTACCAGCGTTGCCAGAATTCGGGGGAGTCGGGCTTGCTCCACCAGCGCCTCCGTTCCCAGCATAGCCAGCAGCCCCACCGCCACCGCCACCAGCAGCGCCACCCACATAGCTGACCGACCCAAGGTTGGCGCTGGCGCTGCCACCACCTTTGGCGCGGAGCAGGGGCGTCCCGCTTCTCGCAATGCTAGAATCGCCACCGTTATTGCGTGTGCTGGTGGTGCCAGTGCCGCCAACGCCGACCGTGACGGTCAGAGACTCTCCCGCTGTGACAGCAATGGCGTTGTTATACGACAGCGACCCGCCAGCCCCGCCAGTTCGTACTGTCCCGCTCTGCCCACCGCCAACCGCAAGACCGACAAGGCTGGTCACCCCATCTGGCACCGTAAACGTGTAGGTGCCCGCCGTTGTATACGCAGACTGGCCCGGACCACTAAAGCTGGAGCCATATCCCCGCGCCGAGGATGCGGCAAATGTCCCCAGAACCGGACTCACTTGTAGTAGCTCCGTGAGGCCAACAGCGTAAACCCGCCCGACGCACGGATCACCGTGTAGGTGTATACGTCAATGGCACTGGCGTTGCCAGCGACAACCGCTGTGTCAGACAGCCACTTCGGGGTGACCGTGCTGCCGTCGATCTGATGCACAGACGGGTAATACGGCGTTGCGCCGTTGGTTACCAAGAACACCACCGTCAGGCTTTGTCCAACGGACATCATCGTTGACAACGCCACGCTAGACGAGCCACGGATGTTCAGCGTCCAGTTGGCCGAGGCGTTGGAGGTGTAGTACAGCACCGCTTGCGTCAGCGCATCGTAGTTGATCGTGCCGGTCGCTGCCGTTGCGGAGATCGTCGCTTTCTCCAGCGCCTGCTGCAACGTCAACGTGCTGCCAACGCTCAGAGTTGAGGCAACCGTCGCCGTCGAGTTCAGGGCCGTTGCGCCTGTGACCGTCAGCGCGGTCAGCGTCCCCGTGCTGGTCAGCGAGGAGGTGACAATGCTCGACGGAAGGGTTGTCCCTGTCAGGCTTGATGCGGCAAGTGTCCCGCTCAATGACGCAGCCGACACAGAGCCGCCAGCAACCACATTGCCCGTCGCGGTTACCGTGCCAGACAAATACGCATCTTTCCAGCGGAGCGAGGTTGTGCCAATGTCGTAGGTGTTCGTCGCTGTTGGGACAACGTTTGACGCAATGGTCGTAAAATACGCGGCGTTGAGATAGCTGATCTCTTGCCACGCTGACCCGTTGTCATACCACAGCTTGACGCTGCCCGTGTCCGTCGTCAGCCACTTCCGACCCGTTGTGCCAGCCGCAGGGCGGGAGGCCAGCAACGACGACTGCACATGGATGCCGCCATCGTCGTCATGCGAGACATAGGCCGTCCGCATGGTGTTGTCGTTCGCCTTCACGACCGTCGCATCCAGTGCGTCACCGTTGGACGGATTTACAAAAGCCGCCAGCCCATGCTGACCAACTGTTTCTGCCATCGTTAACGCCTCCCAAGTGCAAAAGTCTGAAGCTGGAGTTGACTAAAAACTGGCAAGTAGATGCTGGTGTCGATGATGCTCATGTCTGCGTAATACCCCGTCCCGCCCATCTGCACCCGATAGTTCTGGCTGCTGGCACCACCCCAGAACGTAGCCGAATTCCATGTGCCGGTGCCCCACTGGCCGAACGTCGAGGTTGGCAGGGCGATACTGTTGGCATATTGCCCCGTACTCCACCCCACCGTGCAGTCGGCTGACCCGTTCAGCTTGGCCGTGATGTACCCGAACCGAAAGGCTTTTGCCAGCGACCCATCGCCACAGTACATCCGACGAAGCTGGGCCACCATCGTGTAGGTGGTGCCGCCCGTGCCATTGGCGCTGACGTTATCTTGGTTGATCGAGGGCGCATCGCAGCGCGAGACCCAGCCCGACGCATCCCCTCGCAGCATGATGGGCAAGCCTGACGTATCGGACGCCTCAAACAAGGCTGTGGTGTCAGGACTCACCCACCCCGTATTCCACGGGCCGCTCCACGCCTGAAGCAGCGTGTGGTACTGATAGCAGCCAATGCCAGGGATCGTGATCCACAGTTCGCGGGTGGCTCGGTTGATGCCAGCGCGGATTTTGCCAAAGTCTGTGGCACTCAGCGTTCTGATGATCGGCAGCAGCGGGTCTGGCGTATCGACCGTTGCCACGGGCGCAACTTCTGACTCGTTGCAGCGGTACATCCCGCGCTCGGAGATAAAGTACGCCACCGATCCCACCGGCACGATGCTCTTCGGCGCGATCAGTCCAACGTCTGAGGCAATGCCAGCCGGGGCGACGGTAATGTCGTCCTGCCCGTAGCCGGTCAAACGGGACACGCCGCGACGGTGGAAGATCAGCAGCGAGGTGGCAAGGCTGACAAGGCCAATGATGCCTTCGTTGCCAAAGGTGCGGACAATGATCTGCCCGCCACTGCTTGACCCGTTGCCAAGGCTATCGCCGTTATTCAGCGCCGAGTAGAAAATACTGTTGGGGAACGTCGCGTTGCCTGCTCCCCACAAGCGTTGATTGTGGACGACAGAGATAGACGTATTGACCGTGCCAGAAATATCCGTGGTCAACGTCGTGCCGTTCCACTTGTTTAGCAGCCCGCCATCGCTGATATAGACCACATCAGCCGAGGCGTCACGGAACTGGGCGAAGGTCGGCTGCGTCGAGGTAGACAGCGCGCCAGACTGGGCCGTCCACGCCATGGGCAACGCGCCAAACGTGGTGGTATTTAGCACTCCGTTGACCACCGCCATGATCTGCGAGGTGCCGTCTGCCTTGTTCCAGGTGAACCCGTTTGCCACAGGGTATGCGGCAATCGCGGCAGTCGAAAGCCGCTGGGTTCCCCCGCGCTTGGTAATTGCGCCAACGTCTGTCAAACGGGCGTTCTCGGTACGCCGCAACTGGTTGGGCTGCAACGCCGAGTCATCGCTGACCGTGTTCAGCCCACCACTCATGGACGACTGCGAGTCCGTGATGACATCCCGCGCCATTAGCCGCCACCCCAGTCATACTTCTGGTCTGGGTACGCCATGCGGGTCGGGTTGATCGTGCGGCGACGGATGTCGTCCAGCAAACTCTTTCGCTCGTCGTCAGCCAAACGCTTCAGGTCAGCCGCTGCGCGAGACTCCGCACCACCCTTGAGCAGCAACTGCGATGCTGCCGTCCAGATAATGATGTACTCGCTATTCGGGGGGAAGTCGATGGATGACGCAGTGCTTGCCAGCTCTGACAGCGGCGTCGGCTTGTAGTTCACCGCCACATACACCTGGGTGCCCGCACTGACCGGCAAAAGCTGCACCGCCTGTCCTGCCACATAGTACATCCGTGGATACGTTGGCAGATAGTTGGTCGTCGTTGCCAGCGGTACGCTCTGGAAGCTGGTTTCCGTGTACAGCACACTGCCGTCGTTGATCGACAAGATGCGGTACATATTCTTCTCGTTGTCTCCGCTCCCGCTGTTCATGTCAGCAAACGGGATTTGCCCATCGGCATTCGTGGTCAACAGACGCTGAGAGAACGTGTAGTACGGCGCAGCGTTCAAGATGTTCGACCACTCTGCGTCAAACACCGAGTTGAGTACGGCTTGAACGGTCGCTGATGTCCACCGAGGAGACAGGCTCGCAGCAGAATACTCGGCGTCCATGTACTGAAGCGTCCCGTCAATCAGATTCTGAAACGTTGCCGCATGGGCCATGAACTATCTCCTACGAGATGATCTTACGAGGACGGCCACGGCCACGACGGATCGTAGACGGATCGGCGCTGTCCAGCATATCCCCAATAGCTTCTTCCACGGCGGCACTGACCACACCCGTGTTGTAACTCTCCACCGCGTTTGACAGCCGCTGGATGTCTTCCCGTGGGAAGGCACGGACCATTCGGCTCAAGTACGCTGGCGCTTCGTCTACAGAGCAGCCAAGCGGAAGATAGCCGATAATGTCGTAGGCCATCTGGGCGTCATAACTCTCGTTCTGCACCCACTCCCAGCGACGGTCGTCGGGTTGCCACTCCATGCAGACGCCCCATGTCGGGACACCCGTATCAATTAGTCGCAACTTGAGTCCACCATGCACCGCCCGAAGCCGCCGCTGAATCTCAGGCGACGGCTCGGGGATGCCCGCAGGATTCACCAGAATCACGGGCGATGCCATGTTACTCCTGCACCAGCAGTTCGACGGTCACCGTGATGTCGTCGGGCTGCACCGACACAGCACCCACGGTCACCATCGCCACCCGAAGGCTGCTCGCCGTGGTCAGGGTCCGTTCGGCGTCTGTGGTCGTAGTCAGGAACACAAACTGCAACGGCTCGTTGGCCGTCTTGGCGTTGATGTCCAGACCCGCCGTCAGGGCCACCGCCGTCGCGCCCGTCATTTCAAACAGCGTGACGACACACGACGTCGCGGCGGTCGGGTACGTCCCCGCACACAGGGTCGCCCGATTGACATACGCCTTGGCAGGAAACCCGCCAATGTTGTGGTTGTCCGTGCCAGCCGCCAGTGTGCCCGTGTTCAAGCGGCCACTGGTCAGCGGAACAGGGATTGTCCCAAAGCGACCGGGCTTCGGAGCAAAGAAGTTATAGGCCATCTGAAGTCTCCATGTTGATCCCAATGGGGGGCAGCCGCCGAAGTGCGACCACCCCCCACCGCGACTTTAGATGTGGCTGTAGCGAGCCGTGTCGGTGTAGCCGGTGATGCTGCCGTGCGCGTTACGGGCGAGGCAGGCGAGGTTGCCGTACCAGCCGTAGGTCGTCTCGAACGCATCGCGACCCTGCAACCAACGCCACGGACCCGCACCCTCGAACTCCACGAAGCCCCAGTCCTTCGCGTCCACCCACGCCAGCGACGGGATGTGCAGGAGGTAGATCGTGCCAGCGGGGACGTAGTAGTCCGTCACGCACGGGATGCCACAGATTTCGATGGCCTTGTAGCCACCCTTGATCGTGGTGCTGAACTCGTTGCTCGTGAACCGACGCTGCGCCACCATGCTCTCCATGAGCTTCTTGGCCAGACCAGGCGTGGTCATGAGCAGGAAGTCCTTGGGCTTCACGTTGGCGTCCTTGCCAGAACGGCCAGAGATCTTCTGGATCAAGTCCCAGATGTCCGATTCGGTCGGCTGGGTCGCGTCAGGCGTGTCCGTGCCCGCCGTCATGCGGGTGGCATCCCAGATGCTGTACGTCGCGTTGCTGATGTTGTGCAGCGAGGCGTAGGCGTTGCCACGGTTCGTGATGTTGATCAGACCGTTCATCGCGGCGTTGAACGACGTATCGCTCGCCGTCGCCTTGACGATCTTGTCCGTCGCCGCCATGCCAGCGATGGCCGTGCCCAGCGTCAGAGTGGCGTTGTCGCCGCTGTTGCTGATCGCCGTGATGGCCGAGCGGCCAAGCACCGCGTCCGACGAGGACGTATCCAGCACCGCGATGTAGTCGCCCACCGACAGCAGCAGCGAACCCTGACCCGCCGAGGCCACGCCGTAGGGCGAGGACACGATAATCGAGGTCGTTGACGACGCCGTACCGATCAAGGCCACCACACCGTCCGCCTTGTTGTGCAGCGCCTGCTGCATGAGCAGCATGGAGGCGTCCTTGATTTCTTCCATCGTCTTGCTGGCGATGGTCGTGAAGGCCGCATCCTTGGACTGCGTGCCGACAAACGCCAGACCGTCCACCTGACGGGTGGTGTAAGCGCGGACGATACCGACGTTCGCCTGCACTTCGGTCGCCGTCGTGTCGGGCGGGAAGTAGCCAGCCTGCAAGAAGGTGGCACCAGCCGGACGGCCAGTCACCACGTCGAAGAACACGTTGTTACCGCCCCAACGCATATTGCGCGGGCCACCAGAGCGTCCCTTCTCCAACTGCGCGAGGAGGGGCGTGACGAGGTTCTGCACCTTCTCACGGAACTGCGAGTACACGTTCTTCAGGAGGCCGGTTAGTTCGGCATCGGTGATCAAAGTGGGGTTAGCCACGGGTTACCTCTTGATATGAATTAACGGAATGACGACAACGCCGTACTCAACGCACTGGCTACGGCATCATCAATGGTGTTACCCGTATAGGCTTTCGGCTTGCCAGACGACTTGCCGGCACTGCCAACGGGGAGGGTCTTCTGTCCTACGGCGCGTTTGGCCTTCTGTGACTCAACAAGAGCGCGGTCCCGTTCTGCCAACGCCTTCTGTGTCTCCCGCTGGGAAGACGAGGTGGTTGTGCGAGAGCGACGGCCATGCTGCGCTTGTGCCCATACAGCCAAATCATCGAGGATGTACTGCCTGACCGCGTTATAGCGTGACGCCGGGATATACGCCTCTCCGTTCGGAGCGCGTTCGACGTGCGCGTACATCGCCATCTGGAACTTCTCAGCCAGCTCTTCTACGGGAACGGACGGCAGTGCCTCGGCAATCATGTCGAGGGCTGGCGCTACTTCGTTCTCGTAAAACCGCTGACCCGTATCCACAATAGCAGACATCTGTTGTTCGACCCGAAGGTCTTCAACTCGCTGTTCTGCGCGTGTGGCCCTGCTTTCTGGCGAATTCTGTTCGCCATACGCATCGCGTACAGCCAATAAGAAGTCGTCATCTAACAACAGCTTTTCAATCTGTGCTTCTCGTTCCGACAGCAAGGCAGCGAATTCTTCGCGCTCTTGATAGACCTGTTGAGCGATTTGCTCAACCTGCTGGACTTTCTGCTCGCGTTCCTGATTGTACACGCCCCACTGTGCCAACTTGACCACTTGATCCAAGCGATCCGTCCGCACCTTCCCGTTGGCCTTGTACTCCACCATCAAATCAGGAACTTCTACTTCTCCCTCTGCATCACGGAGCGTGAACTCTGTCGCCAAGTCGTCCGTGACCGTGCGGACGGCCACATAGCCTTCTGGCATATCGACTGGCGCATCGTTCTCTTCTGATTCCGCAGCACCTTCTGACGCATCACCTTCTGCATCGGGGGCCAGTGTCTCGTCGGCATCCTCAACCACAGCCGTGTCTTGCTGTGGGGGGAGGGCGCTTTCGATGGCACTGGAAATGGCTTCAGCGACGTCCATGCGTGGTCCTATTGCTGTCGGGATAAGATGTCAGCTTGCTGCGCGGCTTGTTCCTCTTCTGGAATGCCAGCCAAACTCTGTTGGAGTAGGTTGGTGACTCCGAGCGGAGGATTGCCGGAAGCGAGCGGTAACTGTCCCGGTGGGAAATTCGGTACGCTGGCAGCGGAAGGTCCGCTTGCTGGGCCAGCACCAGCGGGAGGTGCCGCGCCCTGAGCGGGTGGCGGTCCTCCTCCCTGTTTCTGTCCTGCCTGATTGGCCAGCGCCGTCCACCGCTCCTGCGCGGCGGCGATGATGGCTGGATCAACGTCATCTTGCAGAAGCAGTTCTCGCTCTAATACGTCCTGGTGGATTGACTCGTTATCCTGCCACCGCATCTCAGGCACTTCTGTCTGCATACGAATCGCGTCAGCCACCCGCTTGGCTCGCGACTCCTGATCGTCGTCTGGTGACGCGATGTTGGTGGCCACGGCAAACATCTGGCGACGACGGTACTCCTTCATGTCGATCACGCCCGTCTGGAGCCAGTTGTCCAGCAAGTACATACGGAACGCCATCGGCATGGGCATCATGCTCGTCGCTTCCACCTTCACATCGCTCTGGCCGTCAAAGTCCGACGACGACACGGCGCGGGCGAGGTCAGGACGGCCTTTGCCAATGGCTCCCAGCGAGCGGGGCATATCGTAGCCCCACGCCATGCCTGCCAACGTGATCTTGCCCCAGTCCGTATAGGCCAGCGCCAACGCGCTCACGCACGGGCTGAACACCCGCTCAAGCTGCTCACGGCTGGCAATGATGGCACGGCCCGATTCGCCGGTCACCTGACCACGGCTGACCGTGTTCCAGCCCGAAGCGTTCTCAAATGCGCTCTTCTCCAGCGCCAGCGCCTCTTTGACATCGTTGCCCACGCTGAACCCCTGCACGGGCTGGATGCTGTCGGACATCGGACCAGCGCCACGGATTTCGATCATGGAGGTCACGCCACCCATGAACGTTTCGGTGGCAATCGCATTGGGCCGCGTCAGGAATCGCCCACCCGCATTGACGCGGATGTTCTCGATCCACTTGGACAACAACGCATTAACCCGCATCTGGTGGTCTACCCACTGCTCCATGATCGGGCGCGGGTAGTAACTGGGGTCGCTGGAACCGTCGCGGATCGGGACCACGGGAATCACGTTCCACATTAAGGGCGAGGGTCCGAACACGACTTCATCGCCAACGACCACCATCTGCATCCCTTCGGGCAACACATCGGGGTGCGGCTCCAGATAAACCGTGAACCGCTCCGTCACATCCTCATCGCGGAGCCGCTGGCCTTCGCCAATCGTCGTCTGCGAGAGGACCCATGCGCCAATGCCTTCACTGCCGCTGTACGTCGGGCCGTTGCCCGTGGACATCATCGTATTGGCCGCATCAAGACCCGTGACGCCGTACCGATACGCTGCTTCGGAACGCGAGATCACCTCCCGAATAATGACCCAATGCGGTTTTTGAGTGGCGGTGGCGTTAGGCGAGACACGAACCTGCTCCACCCGAAGCGTTTGGCAGCCAATATCCCCCATGGGCTTCTTCTGCCCAGCGATGTCGCCCATACGCTCGTCCCACGGGCCACGATTTGGGTCCCAGTATTCGTGCCAGAAGGAAATGCCGTCCGTTTGCGCCCAGAAACTGGCCTCCCGCGCCATACGCGGCATTTCCTGCTGCTCATACTGGTACTCCAGCGCCATCTGTTGAGCTTGGGCCTTGCGACGATCTTCTGGGTCTTGCGTGACGGGCGTGACCGAGAACCCCGGCTTCTGATCCATCATGATCTGGAGCCGCTGATCCAGCGCCTTGTCAATCATGTTGTAGACCACGCGAGCGGCATCACGCGGACGAGCCGGTTCGCGCCACGGGCCTAAGCCGCTGGCCGAAATCCACTGCTGTCCTGCCCGAAACAGGCGGTTCCGCTCGACCAAGTGCAAGTGCATCTGCACGGCTTCACGCCGACTCTCCCACAAGCCGCGACACCACGATGCCCACGCAGACGAGTCGATGTCTTCTACGTCATCGGCAGCGGGGAAGTCATGGCCGTACAGTGCCCTCCGCAACAGCGCGTCATTTTCCGACGCCGTGTTCGTGTTATTCGCTGGAGGATTCGGTGCCACCTTCTCGTTCGGGCCAAGCGGGTCGTTTGACAGGCCTTCCATCGCACGGAGCATCTCCGTTTCAAGGATCGGCCCTTCAAGGGTCGGCACTGTGGCACTCCCCTCGTCCAACATCCCCATCGGATCGGCGTCATCGAAGAATACTGGGCCTGTCATGCGTCAACTCTCCCTACGCCAAAGGCGGCTCGGACCAAGTTCCAGTCACGGAGTGTGTCGTACTTTTCCCGAATCGCCTTCACCATGTCTTCTTGCGCCCATGCGTCAGGATATTGCATCGCCACCGCGATCAAATCCTCTGGCACGGCCATGTCGTACGGGTCTTCCTCGACTTGCTTCGTTTCACGAACGGGCGCAAACAAGGCAACAACCTCCCCCAGCCGCACAATAGCAAAGAGTGCGACCAGGGGCCATACCACGATCTCAAGCAGCGGCATCATGCCGTGGGCGTCCAGTTCCGGCGGCGACGGCGCGAGAACATGCTCACGGTGACCGAGCCGCCGCCCCCAGCGGCTTCCTCACCCAGCAGCAGCAGCGTGATCCAGATTAGCATCAGGTAATGCTCTTGATCGGCAGGTACGAGGCGTCCGTCGTGATCGTCAGCGTGTTCGCTCCGCTCGTCGGCCCCGTGATCGTTGCTGCCGTGTTGGTGGTGCGGTTATACGTCTCGAGCGCGTCGATCTCAGCTTCCACGACGGCGTTGGCAATCGCGGTCAAGCTCGACGTACCATTCGGCGCACCCGCAAACAGGACGTAGGTAATCGTGCCAGAGGGCGTGACGCTCCACGCATCTACCGTCGCCGTGTCCGTACTCAGCACAAAGTCCGTGACGCTGCGTGCCTGCCAGTAGCCTTGCGTGGAGCCGTACGCCATCAGTGTGGCCCCAATGATGGTGTCGTCCGCGAACGTCGCGGCAGACCGCAACACCAACGTGGTCGAGGTCGCGCTCTGCGCCGTGCCCCGGTCGATGATGCCCATCGCAGGGACCGCGCCCACGGTGTCAAACTGGCGATCAAACTCGTCAGCCGTGACGACGACATAATCCTGCCGCACCGGCAACGCGCCCGTTTCGGTCACCGCGACGACCAGGCGGCCAAGCGTGTTAGTGTCCGTCGTGTTTAACGGCTTCGAGTAGTAGCCGTTCTCCATCGCCGTCGCACTCGTTGCTTCGTTGGCCTGTGCAAAGGTGCCTGCGTTCTTCGACAGCCGCACATCGGCCTGCGAGATCGTCAGCCCAGTTTCTGGCGTCTTACCGTCTGTGTCGTCCAAGAACGGGCCAAGAACGACCGTCGCGGCGGTGCTCTGCTT